TCAGGAGCAAGTAATCCCATTGTTGTAGATGGATCTGCAGTTACATTAGGTCGTTGTGGTGGTACCGTTGCTTTAGCAAGTGGTGCAACACAAACAGGTTTTGGTAGAACAGGTACAGTTGATTGGCAGACAACAATTAAAACAGGAGATTTTACAGCAGCAAATGGAGAAGGTTATTTTGTAAATACGACTTCTGGAGCAATAACTGTAACACTACCGGCATCACCAAGTGCTGGAAATATTGTATCTATAAAAGATTATTTAAATACAGCAGACACAAATTCTATTACACTAGGAAGAAATGGTTCTAATATAGATGGAGCTGCTAGTGATGTAGAAATGACTACAGAAGGAATTGCTGTTACTATAGTTTATGCAGATGCAACACAAGGATGGGTAGTTGTTAATTCTGGACAAAGAAGTGATTTAGTAATTCCTCCAGCTTATATAACAGCGACAGGTGGAACAATTACAACAGTATGTACAAATTATAAAGTTCACACTTTTACCGGTCCAGGTACTTTTGCCATTACTGCTGGTGGAGGAGATTTATCAAAATTAGATTATTTAGTATTAGCCGGCGGTGGCGGTGGTGGCGGTGGAGAATCTGGTTATTGGACTGGTGGCGGTGGAGGAGCTGGAGGATTTAGAGAATCTAAAACATCAGCTGTTTCAGGTTGTTGGTCAGCTTCACCTTTGGTATCTTCAACTCCATTAGGACCTTTTTCATCCCCACTTTCAATTCCAGTAACTGTAGGAGGCGGTGGAGCGGCAGGAACAACAGCTTCCCCTGGATGTGGTTCAGCAGCAGGTAGTAATGGTAATAATTCAATTTTTTCAACAATAACATCAACAGCAGGTGGAGGTGGTGGAATATCTACTGGAGATACTAGTGGAACTAAACCAGCTAGAAATGGAAAACCTGGTGGATCGGGCGGTGGTTCAGGTGGAGGAGCAGCAGCGCCTCAAGGAAGTGGTAACACTCCTCCTACAGCTCCTCCTCAAGGTAGGGATGGTGGAGTTGGTTCTTCACCAAGTGCTGGTAGAGGTGGTGGCGGAGGTGGTGCTGGTGGTACTGGAGGAACATATCCTTGTGGATCAGGAGGAAGTGGTGTAGCATCAAGTATTAGTAGTTCTCCTGTAACAAGAGCTGCAGGTGGAAGTCAAGGAACTGGTAATACTGCAGGAGCTAATACTGGTGGTGGTGGAGGAAGTAATACTTGTGCACCAAATGCAAGTGGAGCAGGTGGATCTGGTGTAGTAATAATAAGATATAGGTTTCAATAATTATGAGTGAAATAAAAGTAAATAAAATTAGTCCACGATCCGGAACAGAAGTAACGCTAGGTGATAGTGGCGATACGTTCACAATTCCTAGTGGTGCAACAATTAATAACCAAGGAACGGCAACAAACTTTGGTGCAACAGGTTCAGCGTCTTGGAATACAACAGTTAAGACATCAACTTTTACAGCAGTTGCTGGTGAAGGTTATTTTGTAAATACAACAAGTGGTCCAATAACAGTTAATTTACCTGCAGGAACAGCAGGAGCTGTTGTTGCAGTAAAAGATTATGCAAATACATTTGATACAAATGCAGTAACTTTAAATTTAAATGGTTCAGACAAAGCTGGAGGTACAGCAGTTAATCCTGTTTTAGGTGAAGAAGGTATTGCAGTTACATTAGTTTTTATAGATTCAACAAAAGGTTGGTTAGTAACAGATTCAGGTTTACAATCAGAAGCACCTGGACCAGAATTTATAACAGCAACAGGTGGAACAATAACTACTTGTGGAAATTGCAAAGTTCATACTTTTACAGGACCAGGAACATTTTGTGTTTCAGCTGCAGGTAATGCAGCAGGTTCTAATTCAGTAGATTATTTAGTAGTAGCTGGTGGTGGTGGAGGTGGAATTGGTGTAGGAAATTCTTATGCTTCAGGAGGTGGTGGAGCTGGTGGAATGAGATTTTCTTTTCCAAATCCAGCAACTGGAGGAACACCTATTTCAGTACAAAGTTATCCTATAACAGTTGGAGCCGGTGGAGGACGAGGAGGTGGTTCAGGCACAAATGGTAATAATGGATCAAACGCAGTTGCTTTTGGAGTAACTTCAGCTGGAGGTGGAGGTGGAGCTAGCGGTCCAGGAAACCAAGGTGCTGGAAATGGTGGTTCAGGTGGTGGAGCTGGTTATAGTGGTCAAAGTGCAGGTACAGGTAATACTCCTCCAACAACGCCTTCTCAAGGTAATAATGGTGGAACTTCACCAGTTTCTCCAGGACCTAACAATCCTGGAATTAACGCAGGTGGAGGTGGTGGTGGACACGCTTGTGTAGGAGAACCCAACGCAGCTTATCCAACTCAAGAAGGAGGTGCAGGAGGTGCAGGAACGCCTTTAACGATTGCAGCTTCTCCATCTTTACCAGGTGGTAGAGTATACGCTGGTGGTGGAGCAGGATCACAAGCACAACCTGCTCAAAATGCAGGAGTTCCAGGTGGAGGTGGAGCAGGAAGACCAAATGGTAGTACTGCAAGAAATGGTGTTGTTAATACAGGTGGTGGCGGATCAGGTGGTTGGCCCTGTGGTTATGGAGATGGTGGTTCAGGCGTGGTTGTAATAAGATACAAATTTCAGTAGTTGAATGGTAATTAAAATTAATATATAAGGAGAAACATTATGGCACATTTTGCAAAACTAGGATCAAACGGAAAAGT